ATGTATACTGGATATCGGATGTAAAAAAGCTGATAAGGTTATTATGCTATCTGAGAGAAAGGCTGACCCTTTGAGATGGGCTGATGATTGGTTTAAAGCTTCTGAAAAAGCAGTCAACAATTCCGACTGGGCTTTGATAGCGCACGACTTTGAAAACACCACCGAAGGCTTTACTACCATGCTTCAAAAGTTTGAAGGAAACCCTAAGCCTGTTCTGGCAGTTGACTTTGGTGAGGGAGAACAATATCAATAAACTTATTACCATACTTTCTAATGAAAGCCTGTCTGTTGGTATCCCAATCTTCTTTGAGAGCCCCGTCACCAAATGAATGATGTAGTACGGGTATAGGAATTACTTTATTTTTTCTTCCTTTAAGTTGCGCTTGATAGGTGTAATAAATATCGTAGAAATCCCATTTACCTACAAAATCTTTTGGCATCTTAGTATTAATATTGTGAAGAGTTGCTCCAGTCGTTACGAGAAATAAACCGTCTAGAACCTCCACCTCACCAAAACCTCCGTAGTATGTTGGATAACATTCATTGATACTTGAGCCGTGAAACACCATTCCCTGCAAAAAAGATTCAGGGTGAGGATATTCTCGACCAAGACCGTGCCACCAACACGCTGTTTTATTTAATCTTTTAGCTCCTGCGATTCCTAAGAACCCCGTTTTGGAAGTCATGTTGAAATCTATAACTTGGTTAAACATGTCTGGCTCCATAAGAATTTCTATATCATCATGGCACATGATAACACGGTCTTTAGCCATAATGTCATTTTCTTTTAACGCAGATGTATAAGCATCAAAGATAGAATTTTTAATAATATAAATAACTTCCCACCCTGCTCTTTCTAAGAAAGACTTAATGGGACGTTCTTTAGCTTCTCGTGTGGGTATAAACGCAACTTTTCTCATGCTATATAATAGTGTCTTTTTATGAAACCTGACGAGCTAAAAGCAGAAATTGAAAAGTGTCGTAATGACGCTGCGTACTTTATTAAGAATTACGTGTATATCACCCACCCCGTGCGCGGGCGCGTGAAGTTTGATTTGTATAGATTCCAAGAACGTATTATTAATGAGTTTGGGAGCCACAGATTTAATTTAATGCGCAAGTTCCGGCAGGCTGGTGCAACCACTATTTGTGCAGCCTATGCGTTATGGTACATCATTTTCAATCAAAATAAAAATGTAATGGTTGTGTCAATTGGTGATAGGGAGTCCCGAGATTTCTTAGACCGAGCTGTACAGATGTATGACGATTTACCTAAATGGTTACGACCGCAAGAGGTAGAGAGAAATAAGCACGTAATTAAATTGTCCACAGGAAGTAAAATAAAATCACAGCCCGCAGGAGCAGGTCGTGGTGAGTCCGTATCTCTTCTAATTGTGGATGAGGCTGCGTTCATTGATAAGATGACAGAATTCTGGATGGCAATCTACCCCACTATTTCTACGGGTGGTTCTGCATTCATTCTATCCACGGTTAACGGTATGGCAAACTTATACTATGAGCTGTACCACGATGCTGAGCTAGGAAAAAATAATTTTAATGTAATTAACATTCATTGGCGTGAGCACCCCGAGTATACAGAAGAATGGGCTGCGGTGACTAGACAGAACGTAGGGGAACGAGCGTGGTTGCAAGAATACGAAGGAGAGTTTCTGGGTACCGGTGAAACGTTTATTGACGGAGGAACATTACAAAAAGTTAAACATCAAACTTCTGAGGATTTCTACAGCAAACACTACAACATGATGAGAGTGTGGGAAGAGCCTCAACCCTACCACACGTATTTAATAGCAGCCGACTCGTCATTCGGACGTGATAGGGATTACTCAGCTTTTCATATTATAAATCTTTACAACGGGGCTCAAGTAGCAGAATTTTACAGTAACCGAATAGGTTTGAATGATTTCGCTAAAATATTAGCCCAAGAAGGGTTACGTTACAACACGGCTTTCATATGCCCTGAAAGAAATGGTTTGGGGTTAGCGTTAATCGAACAATTATTTGAAGTTCATGAGTACGAAAATATGTGGACTGATGAGAGAGGTCAAATGGGATATCTTGTAAATAATAAAAATAGAGACCAAATTTTAAATACTTTACAAGAAAATTTAAAAACATCAAAAATAAAAGTTAATTCTGAAAGAAGTTTTAAGGAGTTAACAACTTTTATAATTAGTAAAACTGGAAAAATTCAAGCAGAAGATGGTTTTGCTGACGACCTCGTCATGAGTATGGCTATTGGAGCTACAGTCATGGGAGATATCGTAACCAAAAGCCCTATCCCCATCGTCAAGGGGGATATGACGGAACCAGGAAATCCTAAAGATTTAGGAACTGCGGGTTTCTCAAGGGGTACATATAATAAAGACTTTGACGAGTATAGAAAATGGATTTAAACGAAAAGAACAGAAACGACGAAGAGCTCCTCGATGAGAACGCAGGTTTTACTGAGTTCCCAGGCTCTCAAACATACGGCGCTGGACCTAGCCTTTCAGGTAGGTTCGCTGCATTTTTTAAATCTTTTTTTACTACAAAAGGAAAGCCTGGAAGACCAGTGCGAGACCCCTACAAAGGGGATGTAGTAAAAAATGCGGACGGTGAGGGTGATGACGCTATACAAGGCTCTATCGGCGTTGTAAAGGGTGGCACCAACCTACCGCAAATTGAGTACGAGCGTAGACGCCGGTACCATGACTACGAAAAGATGGATGAGTACCCAGAGATTGGTGCGGCGCTAGACATCTACGCAGACGATGCAACGCAAAGTCATTTAGACGGGGATATGCTTTCAGTTGAAACTGAAGACGCACGTGTTAAGGAGGCAGTCGAAGAGTTCGTTCAGGAAACTGATTTAGATAAATACCTTTGGGATATTATTCGTAACATGTGTAAATATGGGGACTGCTTTGTTGAAAACATTGTAGATATTAATAATCCTAACGCGGGGATTCAAAGACTTAAAATTTTGAACCCTGTATTCATTTTCCGTAGAGAAGATAAATATGGGTACCTTAAAGGATTTATCCAAGAGGTTCCTAAGAGCACAGCTCAAGCCCAACAATACACTGGAGATAAACTTGGTAAGAAAAACACCATTCAACTTGATAGAAACCAGCTCATCCACTTTAGACTGCATACTTCTGATAGTAATTATTATCCTTATGGTAAGTCTATTTGCGCTCCTGGTGTACGTGCGTGGCGTTCACTACGTATGATGGAAGACGCGATGTTAATTTATCGTTTACATCGTGCACCTGAGAGAAGAATATTCTACATCGATACGGGTAACCTCCCTCAAACTAAAGTTGAGATGTTTATGGAACGTATCAAAGCCAAGTTTAAGAAAGAAAAATTCTTTAACAACGAAACAGGTAATGCTGATGAAAGGTTTAATCCATTGGCGGCTGAAGAAGATTTCTTCGTTCCTATGAAAAATGGTCAGGGAACTAAAATCGAAACTTTACCAGGAGCTCAAAACCTTGGTGAAATTGATGATGTGCGTTATTTCCGTGATAAAGTTCTTGCATCTATGAAAATTCCTAAAGACTTCATCGTAGAAAAAGATAAGTCTCCAGAAAGAAAAGCGAATTTATCTCAATTAGATGCCAAGTTTGCAAAAGCTGTAATGCGTGTACAAAGGGACGCCGAGGTGTGTTTAGAAACCCTTATTAAACGTCACTTGGAACTAAGACAATTTCCTAAATCTTTAGTTAATCCAATTAAAATTAAACTTGCTCCACCATCAGACCTAAGTGAAAAACGTAAGTTAGAATTAGCTGAGCAAAAAACACGGGTTGTGCAGGCGGTCAAAGGATTGGAGTTATTCTCAAATGAATATATTTATAAAAACTTCTACAAGATGAGTGACCTGGAAATTGACCAGCTACAACGACAGCGAGACAATCAAGCAGCTCAAGCAGCGCAAGCTCAAGCAGCGCAAGCCATGCCCCCGGCTCCGGAAGGAGGAGGGACCCCACCCCCACCAGCGGGAGGCGCACCTCAGCCAGAAGAGGGACAATAAAAACCAAAAAGAGTAATAATTAGGACTCTATATAAAATAAGACTCATGAACATAAAAAATCTATTTGTATCCCGTGACAAGAACTTTGCTCGCATTACTGAGGCTGGAGATTACCTCGGTCGCCGCTTACGCGAAAATCTTGTTATATTTGACATCGACGACTCCAAAAACCATGTAACATTCATATCAGAAAGTAACCATCTTATTTCTTGCACTTACGGGGAAATCAAAGGAAAACTGACCTTAGAAAATTTTGAAGTGCAAGAGTTGGACGCTATAACATCAGATGAAGCTATTGACAGCCAAGTAGAAAACGAGGTTCATAAATTCATGGAATCGCTTCATAACGACCGTTTTGATTCAGCAGAAGTTAATTTTGATAAAATTGTTGAGTCATTTTCTATGAGAGCTCAAATCGGTAACAGTCGTCGTAAACTTAACAAAAGGTTAGAAAGGTTTAATGAGTCTTACAATATTTTTAACACTAAAGCGTATAGGAAGTTCAGCGAAGCTCAACCGCTTCTACAAAAGTATTTACAAGAAAATATGGAAGAGCTTTCTCAAAACCCAAAA